GCAAAAAGAAAGATTAGCTGAAGTAGGATTAGATTATGAACCAAGTTTTGGAGAATGGGATATAACAGATATGAATGAAAGTCCTTGGAGTTAAATGACACCTGAAGAAATACAATATCAAGTAACACAATTACACTTTGACAACCAAAGTGCATACTCTACTCGTGGTCGTATTCGTGCCATTATGAATGGTGGACCAGATGGTATTCAGGCATTGCTTGGAGATAACCTTAAAGGTTTCCAAGATTGGCAAGTACCTGTACCAAACCTTATGATGTCTGGACTAGAACACTTGTCACAAAAGATTGGTCGTATTCCTAACTTAAAAGTTGATGTACCTAATGGTAAAGATTCTGACAGAGCAAGAATGAAAGCTGAAAAAATTGGCAGAATTGTTAATGCTTATGATGAGGTACAAAAATTAGATTTACAAATGCCACAAGTTGGTAGATGGTTACCTGGTTATGGTTTTGCTGTATGGGTAATTAGAGAAAAAAGAGATTCTAACGGAACACCATATCCTTGTGCAGAACTTCGTGATCCATATAACTGTTTCCCAGGTTACTTTGGTGCAGACCAACAACCAAAAGAAATGGCTATTGTTCGTAGAGTACCTAAAGAATCTTTGGCAAAAGTATATCCAAAGTTTTCAGACAAGATTATGTCTAAAGACCCTTATCAAACAAACACTCTAGGTGTTGGTAATGCTTATGCTTCTGCATACACAGATTCTTATAACGGCTCTTGGGCAAACTCAAATGGTGAGGGCGACTTAATAGCAGAGTATTACAATGAAGAAGGTACATACATTTTTCATATGACCTCTGCAACTATTCTTGACTTCATACCAAACCCACTTGATAGTGGACCTGCATTTGTTATTGCAAAGAAATTTGCTTTTGACAGATTGCAAGGACAGTATGACCAGATCATAGGACTTATGGCTTCTATGGCAAAGATTAATGTGATGTCAATAATAGCAATGGAAGATGCAGTCTTTACAGAAACAAACATATCAGGAGAAATAGAATCAGGACAATATCGTAAAGGTAGATTTGCTGTTAACTATTTAGCCCCAGGTACACAAGTAAGTAAACCTGCCTCTAATGTTCCTTATCAAATTTTCCAACAGATAGATAGAATAGAACGACAACTTCGTGTTGGTGGTTCATATCCGACAACTGATGATTCACAGTCACCACTAGCATTTGCTACTGGTAGAGGACTTGAAGAACTCGGTGCATCTATGTCACTAATGATTAGAGAGTATCATACAGTAATGTCTGATGCTATAGAAATGATTGATGGTAAAAGATTAGAGTGGGATGCAAAGATGTATGGTGGTATGAATAAATCTCTATCTGGCTATATGGACAATACTTTTTATTCAGAAACATACGATCCAGCAAAAGACATTAGTTCTTATAAGACACGAAGAGTGTATGGAGCTATGGCTGGATATGATGAACCACAGAAGATAGTGACAGGATTACAGTTACTACAAGCTGGCATTATTGATAGACAAACACTACAAGAGAACCTAGATGGTTTAGATAACCTTGTCAGAGTTAACGATAGAATTACAAAAGAAAAAGCAGACAGTGTATTGTTTGATACATTGTTAGCACAAGCCCAACAGGGCGATCCAAAGGCAACTATGGCTGTTGTGCAGATAAGAAAGAATCCAGATGATATGCAAAATATCTTAGATAAGTTCTTTACGGCAGAAGAGCCAGAGATACCACAACCTGAACAAGAATTGCTTGGAGGAGGTGCCTTGCCACCACAAGGTGCTCCACCAGGCATAGCTCAACTACTTGGTGGAATAGGAGGATAATGTCTATAAATAAAAAGTTTGAAGATATAGTAGATTTCTGCTTAGTTGATGTTGATGAGTTAGGTGATGACATAATTTTAGAAGAAGATATATTTAAGCCAAAAGGTAATATGTACATTGATCAGCTACCTCCTTTAGTATTTCCATTTGGTTATATGGTTATAAGTTCAGCGTTTCAGTTTTTTGAAGAAGATGAAGAGGATGAAGATGGCGAGATCACCAAGTAACAAAGGAATAACAAATAGAAATGCTAATGTTCCTCCAGCAGGTAGGAATTATGCAGACAATACACAAGCTGTTCGTAGAATACCTGGTGTAGAGTATGGTGAACAAAAAGAATTAACTGAACAACAACAAGCTGCACCTTTACCAAAAGATGGAACACCACAACCACAAGCTAGAAGGCAAATGCCTAATATGGATGTGTTTGGAGCAACGCAAAGACCAACAGAACCTGTAACAGCAGGATTAGATATTGGACCAGGAGTAGGACCAGCAATTCCCCAACAACAAGGTGTAAGTGATTTGTTATACCAAATGTATGCTCTTACAGGAGATACAGCTTTATTACAGTTGGTGGATTTTGACTGATGGTAATTAAAAACTTTGGATATGATGATGACATCTTTGATGATCAATTTCAAGAAACTTTTAAAACAAAAGCAGAAATATCACCTGTAGTTTCACAAGAGGAAGCTGAACGAGCAGCAAAGATTGCTAATAGTTATCCTAACTTACCACCTAGTGTTATTGCAGCAGCAGCACAACTAGGTTTAGGATTTGATGACAACAGGTTAGAAGAGATTGCAAAGAAAGCAGCAGTACAAAAAGAAAATGCTTTTAATAAAATAAAAAGATTTACTTCTGAAAATCCTTTAGCGAACCAAATTAAAAACAATAGGTTTTTTCAAGTAGCTTCTAGTCCAATAGACAACATTGTCAAACCTGTTACAAGAACAGCAGTTACTGGATTTGTAGATATCTACGAAGCTATATTTCCTGCTTTAGCAAGAGCTAATGAATTACAAGATCAAAACCCTGATATGGCTTTTGGAGATGCTTATAAACAAGCAGTTAAGGGAACACTAAGAACTCCTAAGATGTTAGAAGCTATACGATCTGGAGAACAATTTGATTTAGGTAGAGGTTGGTTAAAACTTTCTACTGATCCATCAGACACAAAAGAATATAAAAGATTAGTTTCTGCTGGTTACGACCCAATACAAGCAAGAGAGTATGTTTTAGAAAATGTATTAGGTACACAGATAGATATAGAATCAAGAGAAACAGCAGAAAATATTGTACAGTTTCAAGGTGAACTAGGACAAGAATTTAAAAATGCAGGACTTAATCCATCTGTATCTCCTGGTAGAAAAGTATTCCAAGAACTTGGTCTATACGAATTGTATGAACCAGGAACTAAACAAGCACAGTTTGGATCAGGAGCATTAGATTTTGGTTTCCAATTACTATCTCCTGAAAACTGGGCAACAGCAGGTGTTGGTAAAATAAAAGATGCTAAAAAATTATTTCAAGTTGCAGAAAGACTTAATGATGCAGGTGTTATTACAAAAGGAATAAGAAGTACATTTCACGGACCTACCTTACAGCAATACCTTGCTGGTGGTAAAGGTAAAGAGTTTAAACAATTACTTTGGGAAAATGCTGATAACCCATTTGAATTTATGACTAGAACAAAACAATCAATTACAGATGCAACTTTGTTTGCTGATTTGAAAAAACTTAAATCAGAATCAGGTCTAACAAAATATGATAAACAAGCAGAAGGAATTATGGATGAGTTTTTGTCTAGCAAAGTTGTACGAGAAGGTATGGATAAAGCAGAAGGGTTAGGATCAGCAAGGCTTATAGAAGCAACCAATATGTATGTACCAGAAGTTATAAGAGGTAATGGTTTGCAAAAAGCTATGAAACTATATTTTGCTCCTGCATTTGGTAGGTTAGTAGATGCTAATGACCCTGCTGATGCTTTACAAAACTTATATAGATTTACTTTACAATCTAAAGCATTTCTAAAACAATCTGAAGAAGGTACTGATTTAGCTAACAAACTGTTAAACAATGCTATTGATGCCTATGGAAAAGGTGGCGACATAGGAGCTAGTTTAAACAAAGTTGTATCTGATTGGCTAGAAGGTGATTTTAGAAAAGTTTTAATTGATTCAGGTGTAAAAGAATCTGTTGCAAAAGCAGCAACAAAAATAACTAGAGAGTTTTCTGATGATGCAAA